GAGAGAAGATCTTTAGGTGGCGCTCAAATACAAAATCAAGGAACTTCGGGAATACGAACTTCCTCAGATTTTCCAGACCATATCAAAAGAGTACTGGATTTGTATAGAGTAGTTATTTAATGTCAGTCGCACTTAGGCAGAAACTAGTAGATGAAATTGATGCAAAAGTAAAAAGTAGAAGTGGTACTCATGCTTTTGGAGAGTTATTTAACAAAGGTGAGTATAGACTAAATAAAGTTCACTTTGATAAAGCGATAATATTAGCAATACAAAATAACGACAAGAAACTACTAGGGGAAATAGAGATAATAGCAGACCCTAATAATTTAGTATCATGGAGTATGTTTACAGCCCACATGAAAAAGTGGATTGATGATAAAAACAATAGCGGAAGAAACAAGTCGTGGAAAAAAGAGGGCAGATCTCATACTACTAAAACAGGAATAACTTGGAAGTATAGAAGAAAAACTCCAAGTGAAGGAGGAGCTCCTCTTAGTAAGCCTACAAATATGGAAGCTTCTTTTGATAGAGCAGTAAAGAGCGGAGTTAGGAAATTTTTCCAAACAATAACCAGAAAGAATTTAATTTACTCTCATGGTAAAAGTTTACCAGGTTCATTCGGAACACAAAAAGGAGAATTAGGTCAAATGGGTACTGCTTCCGGAGGAACAGCAAACCCAGGAGCAAAAGGAACAGTAGCAGAAGGAGCAATTGTTATTTCTACACTAAAAGTTCTAAATGGAGCAGCAGGTAGAATTGCAAAGCAAAAAGGACTCTATGATAGTGTATTAAGAGTTGTAGATGCAAAGATACAAGACTTATTCGGAGCAACTACTAGAGTTAAAAAGAAAAGAAGCAGAAAAGAAATAGCCGATAGTTTAGAGTACAGTGGAGAGTTAATCATTGACCAGCGTTTAAATCCTGGACAACCTGACAAAGCAATTGTAGACGAAATGAAGAGGTTCCTCCAGCTAGACCAACAAGACTTTATAAAAGAAGTCCAAAAGCTAGTCAAGATGAACGCTCAAAGCATAGGAGATTTATGGTCAGGAAGTACAAATACTATAGATGCTCTAATATTGATTGGTAGAGGAGACTTAGTAACTCGACTTGGAAAGATAAATAAGAAAAAAGCCAAAGTAGGTAAAAACGGTGGCTTAGATATGAGATTTAAAGCAAATAAGAATCTCATAGCACAGATGGAAAAAGCTATAAAAGATAAAGCATCTGGTACTACAAAACATAAACCGAAAGGCAAACACAGAGCTAGTAATAATACTTTAGCAAAAGCAGGTATAGCCGCCGGTAGATACAGAAGTAAAAAGAAAAGTAGAGTTGACCAAGTAGTAGGACAAAATCCACTAGCACTAGCAACTCTTATAAATAGAGCATTACCAGAAATAGTTGCAAGTAAAATGACAAGTCCTGCACTAAATTTTAGAACAGGTAGATTTTCAAGAAGTGCCGAAGTAAAGAATATTACAGTAGGCCCAAGAGGAGGTACAGCGGTAGAGTACACATATATGAAAGACCCTTACCAAACCTTCGAACCAGGATTCGCAATGGGAAGTACACAAAGAGACCCAAGAAAAATAATTGGCGAAAGTATTAGAGAAATAGCACAGGGGATAGTAGGCAATAAGTTCTTAACAACTAGGAGAGTATAATGGAAAGCAGTTTAGCAAGGAAACATACCACGCGTAGACGCGCCATTGTAGAAGCACTAGCATTACAATTAGAGCAAATTAATGGGCAACCTCCTTTCAGAACATCAGTTAGTGATGTAGAAAGAAGACTAAAATTCTGGGATGAAGTAGCAGAATTTCCTACAATACATGTAGGAGCAGGAGCAGAAACTCGCGAATATGACGGTGGTGGGTTTCGATTTAGATTTTTAAGAATAACAGTTCGAGTTTATGTGTCAGATGATAATGATGTCATTGAAGCACTCGAAGAACTGTTAGAAGACGTTGAGACAGTACTAGAGGATAAAGATCCCTTAACGTACTATGATTCAACAGGAGCATCTCAATCTACGGTACAGACTAGTATCTTATCCGTGGACACAGATGAAGGAGTACTCGAACCTCTCGGCGTTGGTGAAATAGCGATCGAGATTCGATATTAAATAGGAGAAAAGAATGGCATTTTTCTTTAGTAGAGACACCAAAGTATTCATGTCCTTTAGTTTGGATGGAACAACAGCTAACACAGCTCTTTATGAGATACCTGTATTAGACGGTTTTACATTCAGCCAAGGAACAAACACTTCGGAAATCACATTAAATGAAGCCGCAAACTCGACTGGCTATAGTAAAAGAGGTAGAGCAATGTTTACTGACTCTTTTGCACCAGCTGAATGGAGTTTTTCTACTTACATGAGACCTACCAAGTCTGGATCTGCAGATGCAGGCGCCAGTAAAAACCATGGTGGAAACGCAGACGTATTTGCAGTAGAAGGTCCTTTATGGGCAGCTATGTCAGCAAATACTTATGATAGAGCGATTGGCGGTAGTGGAACAGGAGATTTTGCAAATAATGCAGCGACTTACGAGCCGAAGCATTTTAACTTTGCAAATTCAAACCAAGTAACTCTAGGAACATTTGATTTATTCTTTGTTCTAGGAGCATCTAAAGACACAGCTACAGCTTCGTACGCTACTGGCGTTGAAGGTGTAACAGTCTATAGAGTAGGAGATTGTTCAGTCGGTTCTGCATCAATTGATTTTGACATTGATGGCATAGCACAGATTGCATGGTCAGGACAAGGAAAACAAGTTAATGAAGTAGTATCATTAAGTACTGCAGCTTCAGGCTCAGTAGATACTTCAGCAGAAACTTACGGTTATGCTTTAGGTGTTATAGATGAAGGAGTAGGTTCTACTTCTAACTTTATAAGACAAAAATTAACTGACTTAACAATGACATTTGATATTTCATCTGCAACAGGTTCAGTAGCTGGTAGCGCATTAGATGCTGCTGGAAACGGAACTACAGACATACCTTACGGTGTGACTTTAACAGGTGGAAACATAACAATTGAAAATAACTTAAGTTACCTAACACCAGAAACTTTAGGTACAGTTAACCTACCATTAGGACATGTAATGGGAACAAGGTCAGTATCAGGAAACTTTACTTGTTACTTGAATGACACAGCGAATGGATCATTAGATCTATTTGAAAGACTGCAAGAGTCTAGAGGTGTAATAACAAATACTTTCGACTTGAAATTCAGTATTGGAGGATCTTCATCTTCTACTCACTGTAATGTTCATGTTGCGAAGGCGCATCTCGAGTTGCCAACTCACAGTTTTGAAGATGTAGTATCTGTGGATGTAAATTTCCACGGTTTATCTACTGATTTATCTTCAGCAACTGGAAGTAACGCAACAAATGAAGTTGATATATTATACGCAGCTTCGTAATTTAAATTAATTAGGGAGGGTTTCGGCCCTCCCCCTTTATAGGAAAAGAAATGACAGAAGAAAAGAAATCACCAGTATCACTCAAGAGTTTATTAACTCCAAGTAAGACTGTTTCTATAGAAATGCCTGGTTTTGAAGGCTTTGAATGTAGACTAACTTATCTCGCTAGAGAAGAGTTACTCAAATTAAGAAACAGAAGTGTAAAGCAAGTTTTGAATAAAAAAACTAGGGCATATGAAGAACAGCTTGATAACGATAAATTCTTAGTAGAATACTGCAAAGCAATTATCAAAGGCTGGACTGGCTTAAAGTATAAGTACTTAGAAGAGCTTCTATTAGTTGATACAAGCAAATTGAACCTAGACGACAATCTTGAATACACAGAAGAAAACGCAGAGCTTCTTATGAAGAACTCAGGCGATTTCGACAACTGGGTATCTGAAACTGTTGGTGAATTGGAAAATTTTACCAAGAGCAAGTAGAACTAATACTTGCTTTATTAAAAAGACAATTCGCAGAGAATATAGATTTAGCAAAGTATCTAAATATTTGTGAACAGTTAGGCCAAGAACCTGACCCTACAAAAATGCCCCCTGAGATGGAAGACTATCCATCAGAAGTTCAGGAGGCATTTTTAGTACATTCGTGCTTACCAGATAGATGGGACGG